GAGACTTCATCATCTAAGTCTTTAAGTGTAGGGCTGGATTCAAATGACCAGAACAAATGATTGTTCAGTTGTAGTATCTCATGTGATTTAGATGGATTGTTTTTAAGTAACTGTTCTGCTGCTGACTGAGGCATCTTGCCTGTCATTGCAATCAAACGCATAGCCATGGTATGTGCATTGGTATCTGCTGAAAAGTAAAGTGTAGGATGTTTTGTTTTCACAGCAATAGCCAATGCAACTGATGACTTACCTGCACCTGGAGTGCCTGCAACTACAGTTACTTCTGCTCTACGCAGAATAATTCCTGCTCTCTCAAACGCTGCAAAGGCAGGCGGAAGTGGTTCTCCGCCTACCTCTGCTTTGTTTATAGAGCGTCTAAGTGTTTTCACTTAATCTGTTCTGGAACAAATGTGTTCCACTCTGGTGACTGAATCACAACATACTGATTCTTGCACTTATCAAATGCACCCTTAGGTGCTGGGCAGAAGTAACCCTTGTATGGCTTACCATCTTTACCCATGCCTTGAATTGCTGTCATCTTTCCATGTGCGCATGCACGACCACCAAGTGTTGCCACTGGTGTTGGTGCTGGCTGATTTGCATAAGCATCTGCTGGAACTGATGTTCCACCAATTGTGTCAATGATGTTGGCATTGAATGCTGCTGCTACTGACTGTGTTGACACCGCTGGTGCTGATGCACCACGCACTGCCGACTCTAGTTCTTGTGCTGCTGATGCGATTGCATGTACTGATAGTGCAACAATCTGGTCTAGTTCCTCGCCATTCTCTGCACGAACTGTAACTAAACTACCTGCTGCTGTCTTTACTGTGATACTGATGGGTGCTTCTGTGCTAGGCACTATCTTCTCCTTGCTCAAATGGAGTAGCAAGACCCTTCTGGTCTCGCCACTTTCTTACTTTCATTGCAAACTGTACACCTTTCCATCCTTCTTTGATGTCAACCCATACTAGTTTGCATGTCCCTGTCCCTGCTGGGGCATGAACAATAATTGCTTTCTCTTTATTTATTTCACCCCATGTACCGCGGGTTCCCGTGTCCGTCATATACGGGGACCCGTTGGCATAGATTGCTAACTGCATAGCAATGTTATTTGGGTGGTCAATGCGACCTGTCTTTAAGTCTGCAATAAATCGTTCACCTTTATATTCAACAACTCTATCTGGTGTGCCTGCAATTTTATATTTATCTAGCACTGTGAATTGTTCGATGTAAATCTTAGTAAGAATCTTTGTTGCTGCTTCATAGGCTTTAATGTCTGCCATCCATTGCTCTGGAAATATACCTAAGTCTAAACCTAAATCTAGTTTTTCTGTTAGCGCATGGATTGCTGTGCCAATTGTTGCTGCCTTGCTGGCACCTGCTACCTCCATTGCTTCTTCAATATAAGCATTAACTAACTTGTTGTTATCTCCTGCTACACCAATGGCTAACAATATGTCTGGCCTGCTTGTTAAACCTATTGCTGCCATTCGCATCTTCCATGCTGTTAATGCAGATGCATCATCTAAACTGTTGGCGATAGTGGTTGCACGTGTATAAGCAACTGCTTTACCACCTGTTGGAGGAACGACTAGTGGTCGTCCGTATCTATCTCTTTCAATTTCTGTTGGCATTACTCTCCTTGTTAATTAGTGTCCCGTGTTCGCAAATGGCGGGACCACCCATCCCCAAGTCTAACACATAGTAGAAATGAACAAACACCTATGTGCTAGCAGCGACTTATGATAGTGGCAGAGGTGATTATTCTCTTGTGACTTCCATGATGTTGATGTCTGGGTCATTAACATCAAGGTTGTAGCCGCTGACCTCAATGTTATCGTTAATAATATCTTCTGCTTCTTCCTTAGATGAAGCCTCAATATTATTAACAGTAACTGTAATCTCTACAGTTGCTGACCAAGTTGTCTTCAGTTCATCGGAGCCAATAGATGTAAGCAATTCGTTAACATCGTCACGGCTAACTGTTGCATCATCTACTCCACTATCTTCAAATGCTTCTGTGAAGAAATCATATACATCACTGCGAATCCTTGCTAGTTTTCTATATGATTCCTGTGCATCTTCTTGTACTGTCTTTACTCTGTTTTTATTGTGAATGTCACTCTTGATTAGTTCTTTGAGTGATTCTTCTGTGAAGTTGTAGGTAACTCCGTCTACTGTTATTGGACTTAGGTACACGATTCTCCTTAGATTGATAGTAGTTCTAGTGCTCGTAGTTTAATGCCATCATTTCGTCCTGCAAGGATAGAAATACTAGCATCTTTCTGAGAGTAATGGTCGGCATATTCTACAACTGCTTGCCATAAACCAAACTCTGTGTTGCGAATGTTCTCTTGAGTAGGGCTATCTGTATAGATAGCCAATGCTTTTTGGCGTGCATTGTGGGCACGGGACTTAGCATTCTTCTCACCCTTGCTGAGTAAATCAATAGGTGATTGTTCAATCTTGGTAGGTAATGCCCATACTTTCTTAAAGTATGCGGTTGCTTTGGCTATGTCTGCCTCACGCTGCATGAGATGGTTAGCAAGGTTGCTATACATATCAACGCTTGAGTAGGTTAGGTCAAGTAAGTTTCGCATGTCAGATACTGATAGCACTGCGTTTGGAGTATGACGCAAGGTATAGGTATGTGCTTTATTCTTGGCTCTAAAGATACGATTGATTTGATTAGCACAATACAATCGCTCAATGATAGGGCGTATTACTACTGATGATGAACCATCATGACTAGTCTTGGCTAGTAAGAAGGCAGCATGTGGGTCGCCTTTGATTTCCATCTCTCTTGGTAATGACATGAGCATCCATACTTTTGCTCCGTCATCGTACTCACCTGCTGCTGCATAGCGAGCCTCTCCTGAATCAATCAATCCATCTAGTGAGCCAAAGACTTCAGAGTTCTGAAAGACTTTATACTTGGTACCCACTACGCCAATGACTGACTCTTTTCCATTATCTTTCTTAACAACAGCCTGCTTCTTAGGTACATGCATGAACTGTTCTGTGTGCATATCGGATAGAGATACAGTCCAATCAAGTCCTGCTTGGTTCGCTACCTCTGCTGCACTGGTTGCTTCTACTGCTACGCCAGCCTTTTGCCAGGCTGTGCGGTTCTTCACTACATCTGCTGTAGTCATGTGTTTCCTTTCTTTACCATGAAGCCTGATACTCGAAGGACCATCCCTCGGGTACATCTTCAATTAGTTTGGTTACTATCTTCGCGGTCTTTTCTATACCGTGAAAATACCATTCATCATAATCTGTATTACCAAAGAAGAATCCTGCACCTGTTGGTAATAGTTCATCTGCTAACTCGTTATCTTTTAATATGCGTTCGCATATAATCTTTAGGTCAACTAAAGAACTACGAGGCACATAGATAGGCTGACATCTATCTTCCCCATCTGCTAGTTCTTGAACGAACCAGTTATGGACAGCATTAACTTTACGCCAGTATCCAACTTGAATTGATACAGATGCAAAGGCTAGTTCATTTGGGTCATAAGCCCAATTGTTTGCCCCCATAAGGGAGGTTAGTATTGTGTAGTCTGCATTAAGTTTCTTGTCCTCCATCTTGGTTCCCCAATCAATGGATGACACAGTTTTACGGGCATACAAATACATATCCAATCCCATGATTAAATACCCATCCCTGCTTTGACCTTTGGATGTAGTTCTTGTGTCATGTTACTGAACGCACTTGCAGGCCAACCTGAATTGAATACACGGCTAAGCAACTTTGCTAGTGAATACTCAGGGCTATTCTCTAGTGCTTTTGATAGCACTTCTTGTGCCGTGCCATCTTCAATTGAGTATAGATTTGCAGCCAAGATACTTGCGATAGGTGCAATGAACTCATCTGGAACTGTATCCATAAAGTATGTAAGGTATGTGTTAACTGTTTGCATTGGAGCCTCAGTTGTTAGACCTAACATAAAGTCACGCAATTGAACATCTGTATGCATTCCTGCTGTTACCTCTGCAATGTGGTCTGAATCTGGTTCACTACCTGCATTGACATACTCATAGATTGCATCTGTTAAACGCTTGCGTTGTTCTAGTAGTTGTTTTTCTTTACCATCATGCTCACCTACAAGAATAGTCTTGTAGTTTTCGATTTCTTCTACTGTTACTGCTGTCATTTGTTTCTCCTTTGTTTATAGGTACTTGGCTATTTGTTTCATTGTCGAAGCATTAACTACTGTTTCTTCTGTCATTCGTAAAATTGACAGAGCATTAGTAATGTCTTCTACAATATCTTTATATGAGTGATGACTCATAGTGTTATGCTTACGCTCTGGGCAAATAGGCAAATCTATTGCATCAACTATTACATCATAGTCAATGTTAAGGGTGCTGTTCCATTCACGATAGTTTGTTCGGAAATTAATAGCCTTCTTAACATTATCAATAGCAAAGTTTGTTAATTCTTTTTGCCATGCAGCATAAGCCTTATTATATTCGGCTTCATTTGCTTCTTGATTAGCATAATCTTCTTTAACTTTTGCTAACTTAGTTTCCAATGCAGTAATTACTTTATGCGTTGGAAGTTTTACTGTGATTCCTCTGTTCATTTTTCTCCTTTAGTTGTTATTAATACCAACCATTGCTTTGCCAATGCGACCAAGCAACTGATGGTTTCTTGTAACGGTGCTGGATGTAGGCCAGCCCACGCTCAATCTGGAGCGGGGCTGGCGTTGATGGGTCAAGGTTAAGTAACTGAGGGATACCAAATGCTGTGCTGTTTGGGTTGTCTGCTGCTGGATTCCATGCTGATTCCTTTCCCCATAGTTTTATAAGTGCATGATGTTCAGACAAGTTCCATTCTGGATACTTCAATCGCATCCATTGTTTTGCATATAGTTTCAAGGCACGAGGTGTCCAATGGAACTCGCTTATCTCCGTAGGTTTTGGCTCTATTTGTATTTGTACTGGGGGCATGTGCCCTGGTAGTAGAGACAAGAATGCTAGATACCATGTTGTAAGCAAGGCGAATAGTTTCTTCATCTAATAATCCATCTGTAGAGGAGATAGAAAACTGTAATGATGAATGCCCAGGACTGAAATGGTGTGAGAGGGAGGATTGATATTTCATTCATCGCCCCACATCCTGTCTGGTTCTGTGTATACATCACTGTCATCTTCTATATCTTTGTCTAGTGCTATGTCATCTTCAAGCGGTGGTTCGTAACTCATTTCTTCCCCTTCTTAGTAGATGCATTTCGCTTCCATACATACTGTGTCTGATGACTGTATCAATTGATACTCCATATACATCACACAATCTTAAGAGTCTTTTAAGTGTTATACTTCTAAAGTTCCGTTCATAACTACCTAGTGCTGCGGTAGTAAATTCTCCATTGCTCATGTCTTCTACATCTTTAAGAGTATGTCTTCTAATTAATCTTATTAACTTGAGGGTTGTCATTACATCTAAGTGGTCAGGGTTTAAGTCAGTCATGAATGTCCTTCTCTCCTGTTTCTCTATTATAAATAGCCGTTACTCCGCAAACACAGTAAAAGTATCCTGGTACATCATCACATTCCCAATAATGATTATGCATTAATCTCCCTGATTAACTAGATAAGCACGGATTTCTTCCAGGGTATCAATAGCCTGTTCACAGATAACAATCACATCTTCTCTTGTCATTAGTCTCCATCACCTTCTTCTATGTTACATACATCGCATGCTGTACCACACTGGCTACAGCATGCGTCATCTTTCATAGTATGCCTCCGCATTTATCACAAGGTTTTCCTTGATGGTCTATGCTGAGTGCGTCATACTTAGTACCCTTCCAGCAGTGCCTGCATACAATGACGAAGTCCATTACTCTTCCTCACTTTCTATCCAAGGGTATAGTCTGTGTTGTTCAATGATAGCCCGTGCTGGTGCATGACTCATACCTTTATAGAATATGCCTTCGGGCATAGAGATATACTTATCACTGTCACCTTCCCAATATGCTTGGATTGCTTCTATGCATGGGGTAGCCATGCTTTTTGGTACTGGTGGGTAGAAGTTACCTGTTAGATGTATCTCTATCTGTTGTAACTGAGTTAAGTTATCCATGCTGGCTAGGTCTGTTGCGAAGTTACTGCCCATCATTATCTCCTTTGAGTAGTAGTCGTTCATCTATAGGTGGAAGTTTGCGTCCTTGAGTTACTTTTACTCCACGATTAAGACAGTATGCTTGGTATAGTTCTATGTATTCAGGGTAATATTTATTAGATAGAAATGTTTTGGCATACTCTGTTGCCTTGTTTCTTACGCTTCTGATTTCTTGGGGTGTCATGTCGTATTCCACTATCTTTCTATACATCTGGCTCCACCAACCTTTGGCGGGGCAGTCAACGCAGTAGTACTGTCCTCCTGTATCACTACATAACCAATTGTGATACTTGTGTTTTATTTCTTTCATTAGTTATTATTCACATTCTTCTTTAATGTAGTCTTCAAGGAATCCCCATAGTTCATTATGCTCTTGCATACCTTGTTCCATTACATACTCGCTGAAGTCTTGCTCTAGTATGTAGTAGCGTTTGTCATGGAACATTGGGATTATCATTCTTCCTCCACATAGATGCGTCCTGTTGCCATCATTTCTTCTAGGATATTGTTGGCTGCTTTGATTGAGATGATTGCTGCTTCCATTGATTCATTTAACTGTGCTATCTCTTCAACTGTGTATGCCATAGTTTGCTCCTATCTTTCCCCATGCACATGAGGTGCAGTAGTTTCTTATACTTGCTTTGTTTTCATCTACTAGAATATTGATGCCACATGCGTAGCAATCGTATGTTAGATACTTTACTTGGTTGTCCATGTATCATCTCTTGTTAGGTCTGGGTCATAGAAATTACTGTCACGATATGGCATGTAGTAATCTATGTTGCGAGACTTGCGTAGTTCTCTGCGTAGTCTCATGTTCTCTTTAGTTAGTATTGCATTCTGTCTGATAGCAAGGGTGATTACTACTACAGATGTAGTTAAAGCAATGAGCATTGCTATTAGTGTCATTGAATCTAGTACCATTTCTATCTCCTTTTGTGTGAGCATTGGCTAATAGGAACTAAGCAGTCCCCACAATAAACTGTATTGTCTTGGTTGTCTATCATCTATTCGACTCGCTTTCTACTGCTGTTGTACGATTCCCCGCGGTTAAAAAAAGTGCAGGTGGTGAGAGCCTTAGCCCCCACCACCTGCTTTGATTGTTTATACTAGTGTTAACTTTGTAACCACTTGGTTTTCATACCACTTATCGTTCTTCTCTGAGAAACTTGAGGTCATGTAGCCTTCAATGTTTACAGCGAACTCGGTCTCGCTTGAGTTGATTAGATTCTCACGAACCCATGCTTGGATAGTAGGGTCTGTGATAGTAACTTGTCGGCTTGCGGTGAACTTGCTGCTCATCTCACCTGATGGTAAGTATTCCAAGCGGCGGTCTACTACAGATGCCTTGATAACATTTGTATAATCTTTTACTGCTTTTAGAATCGAACCATTGAATGTAAATGTGTTAGACATGTTATTTCCTTTTCTGTTAGTTGGTTGATTGGGCTAAGCACCCGTCACTTGTGACGGGGCTGCCCCTATTGGTTAGTTACAGTTTGGACATGCAGCATGTTTGTTGCATGTGTAGTGGCAGGTTTGGCACACCATTGAGTTTGGTGGCATGTCCATGTTCAGGTCAAACAGGCGGTCTGTTATCACTGTAATTGGGTCGAGGAACTCTTCTCGAGTATCTTCCCATGTTTGAGTAGTCCATACGAAGTACGGCTTTACTCTGGTGGTTGAGCCAACCCATTCGTGGCCTGACTCTGGTGTATCTATCTTGGTCATGCTGGTATACATGGGAGCATAACGATAGATGTCGTTGCCTTCATCTACTATCTCATGGACTGCTATCGCCTCTTGAGTTAGACGAGTATCCTCACAGTCCATACATGCGTCATCTAGCATGTAACATTGGTAGCAACCATTGGTCACTGAGATACCTTGTTGTTCGCTCATTTCATTGTCTCCCATTCTGGTGTCCATTTTCTTTCTTCTTGTCCGTAGTAGCAGTAGAGGCAGATGGCTTCTCCCTCTACCTCTACTCCCCAATTGCCTATGTATCCTACATACTTGTCTTTGCACCTATAGCATTCTCTGGTGTTATCCGTTACGAAGGATATTTCTAACAGTTCGTCTGAGCGTTGATTGACCCATAGTTCTCCTGGGCCGTTCATTCTGTTACCTCTGGGAACATCTTGTCCCAACATGTCCCGCATGTGCCACTGATTAGCAGTTCCCTGTCTGCTATGGATAGGTGAGGGAAGATGTCTTGCATGAACTTGCGCTCTGAGCGCGGCTTGTCTAGTTCCTCCATCTGCTCTTGAGTAGCGGGTAGGTGGAACAGTTCGTTACACTTGCGGCAATCAACTGCTATGTACATCGTTTCATTGTATGTGTTCATTGAGTACATCCTTTCTTCTTTCTTTGTAGTTAGTATTTCCAACTACAATCTAAACCAAGGCATGGCTGTCTAGCGTATTTTGCTAGACTGCCATGCTATAGAACCTAGAAGCATAGGTCGGCTGTGCAGTGCACTTTGTCGTGAGGACGACATGGGCCGTGAGGTGCATCGCCTGGGGTATTAGCCTCGCAACGATTGCATGCCTCATCACTTGTGAGGTTGAACTCAGCCTCTGCCTCATCTATCTCCTCTATTCTGCTGAGGAGGCTGATGATTGCATTGCCATGGCATGGATTTGGGGAGCAGTAGCACGCTAAATCCTTGCCTTGCAGTGGCTCTAACCACTTAGGCTCGCGCTCTAAGCGCCACTTTGCATAGTGGTAGAACTTAGAGATAACGGTATCTCTATCACCATCTTGCCCGATGATGAACGGGTTTCCCCATACGCTGCCTCTGCCGATTGCAACGGAACCTGCAGGGGCAACATGATTTACTACACGGATTACTTTCATGACTTCCTTTCGCAGTTGGAGTTTCCAACTTATTACCTTTAGCAAGGCATGGCTGTCTAGCGTTCTTTGCTAGATTGCCATGCTACAGAACAGCCCGACTATCAGCACAGATTTGTTTTTAACTGGGCGCGGAACGGATAGTTTTTAGTGGAGCGCCGAGATAGTCGTCTGTTAACAGCACCCACTAACAGTACAGACTGAGCGTTAGCAAACAGTTCTAGGGTCTCAATGACCCTAGACTGTTTAATTGCTTTTGGATACAGTAGAGTATCTCTACTAAAATTATTCCCGTACAACAGTATGCCTATGCCCCAGTACTATCAATATAGGCTCTGACCTGCGGTTATAGTACTGTGATGTAAATCACCTGCCCAAAAGTGTTCGGAATGGGCTGTTGAACGGATTAATATATAGTAGAGGCAATTTATTGCCGATACTATAGCAAGGGCTTCAGGCCCTTGCGTACAGACTGTATCTACTGTCTGTTACAAACTGTTTATATAGACTGTTTGTAGATGGGTAAATACTGCCTTGGGACAGGACAATAAATGACTTTTAGCAAAACCAATAACCCCCGTAGCGAAAAAATGGCGGGGGCTAAGTCCAAACTTTTGGCACTAGTTGCCGAGGGCATGGGTGCTCCTAGGGCTATGCAGCAACTTGGATACAAGGAAGACACCCTAAGAATCTGGCTATTACGGGATAAGAAGTTTGCCCGAGACCTAGAGGATGCCAAGGATGATGCCAAAAATAAGTCCACCATCTCCCTTGGAGTGGCAAAGGATGAGATTTCTTTTGCTCAGTTCTCTGATGTATTTTTGGGGCAGAAAGTATTTGAACACCATCAGGACTGGATTGACCTACTAGAGGGTGAAGAACCTTCTTGGCTGCACGAGTCTATGATTTACGAACCTGGCGACCAAAACCGCCTATTGGTTAATGTACCCCCTGAGCACGCTAAGTCCACAGTGGTGACGATTAACTACTCAACTTATCGTATCGCCCTCAATCCGAATGTGCGTATCATTGTGGTCAGTAAGACCCTTAACAAAGCACGTGAGTTCGTGTACGCAGTTAAGCAAAGACTGTCCCACCCACGCTGGCTGAAGTTACAAACAGCCTATGGACCAGAGGGCGGTTGGAAACAAGATGCTGATACCTGGAAGGTAGACACCGTTTACCTTGGGGGCGATGCGAGAGATTCATCCGAGAAAGACCCGACTATCCAAGCACTTGGTATGGGCGGTCAGATTTACGGTGCACGTGCTGACCTGATTATCTTGGACGACTGTATTACTACCGCGAACGCCCACGAGTGGGATAAGCAGATTAACTGGTTACAAAAAGAAGTTATTACCCGTTTGGGTAAAAATGGCAAGTTATTGATTGTAGGGACGCGAATTGCGGCGAATGATTTTTATAAAGAACTTCGTAATCCGAAGCATTGGTCTAATGGTAAGTGCCCATTTACTTACATGGCTATGCCTGCGGTATTGGAGTTTAGGAAGAAACCAGAAGACTGGGTAACACTTTGGCCTAAGTCTGACCATCCTTGGGATGGAGACGAGGACACACCCGATGAGCAAGGGCTATATCCTAAATGGGATGGCCGAACTTTATTTAAGCGCCGTGGCGAAGTAACTCCTAGTACTTGGGCTTTAGTCTACCAGCAAGAGGATGTCGAAGAAGATTCCATCTTCCCACCCGCACTGGTTCAGGCTTGTGTCAAAGGTATGCGTAAGCGAGGTCCGTTAAAACCAGGCGCGGTGGGACATCCGATTAGTGCTGAAGGTTTTACAGTTGTTGGCTTTGACCCTGCCATGGGCGCAGGACATGCTGCATTTGTAGCAATGACCTATAACAGAGTAGACGGAAAAATTTACGTGCTGGACTGTGAGAACATGTCCGAACCAACACCACAAAAGATTCGTGCGATGATTGAAGAATTTGTTATCAAGTATAGTCCTAATGAGTTGCGTGTTGAGATTAACGCACACCAGAAAGCCTATGAACTAGATACCGATTTACGTCAATGGCTATCGCAATATGGCTGTAGTTTAAAGCCACACTTTACACAGAAGAACAAATGGGATACTTCCCATGGTGTTGCATCTATGTCAACGATGCTAGGCACTATGCATGATGGAGTATTCCAAAAGAACAACACAATTGAATTTCCTTCCTCTGAAGGTTCAGAAGGAATGAAAGCGTTAATTCAACAACTGATTACGTGGAAGCCTGAAACCAAAGGCAAAACAGACTGCGTGATGGCTATGTGGTTTGCGTTCCTACGCTGCCGTGAGTTGATGCAACAGAGCACTGTTATCTCGCGATACTCAGAAAATCGTTGGGCTACCCGTGCTCAAATATCAAAACGTGGAACAGTAAACCTAGACCTTGCCGTACAACAACAATGGCAAGAACAATTCGGATAAGGAAAATAAAATGGCACAAATGAAAAAAATTGCGGCTAAGAAACCAGCAAAGAAGGCAGCGCCTTCAACAGTTCAGCAAATTGCAAAGCGTTTTGGAATTACAGCACGCGAAGTACGTGATATTGCAACAGCAATCGGTGCTCCAAAAACAATGCCAGGAAAATCAATAACCAGAGTTACATATGCTGGAGACGAAGGCAAAAAGCAAACTTACAAACAACCAACAACAAAAAGCAACGCGGGTAGCAGAGTTAAGACTCAAGTAAAAGAGGCACTAGCAGCACTTACTGCTGGACAAAAAGGAACATCAGTAGGTCACATTTCAGCATCAGGAAAAGTTAAGTCTCGCAAGCAACGCTAAATAATTTTTAATCAATCGTTAGGAAAATAAAATGCCAATGGCAAAGAAAAAGATTTTAACAGGCAAAGGTTACACAACAAAAAATGAAAAAATGCCAGAACTTAAAAAGCCAAACTACAGAAATCCAGGCGGATTAGATAAGCCACGTGTAGTTAAGCCTCGCACTACTCCAGTGCCTATGCCAAAGCGCACACCTGCTGGAGA